GTTGATTTTATATCATTAATTGTTTGTTGAAGTTCTTTTCTAAGTTCTTTCATATTGTTCATAATACTTGTTTTAATTATTTGATTGCAATATACTAATAACTATTGGTTTGCACAAGAATTAGACAATAAATGTATAATTATTTTACTATCAATACTTTAGGGCTATGGTTTACCCTGTCAAATGTTTATGGATTGATAGGTGGGGACAGGTCTAATCCTTTATCTCTCTGTCTGTGATACTTTAATATAGTTTAGATATTATAGTCCTTTAGGGGAAGGCTAAAGAGATTAATAATAATAGGTGAAAGAATAGAAAGACAGGGCAGTCGTCGACGACCAACGAGGACGAGCCAAAGAGCAGAAGAGGACATGACCACCCCACCCCCATACAAAAGTCTAAAAAATCCCACCAACACCGAGAAAAAATTGCACCCCCCCTATCAAAAAAAAATCAGTTTCATAAAGGCTCATGCAGTCGTGTGACCATAGGGAACCCCAAACCCCTATATATCTAATATATTTTTGTATCTTTGTAAAAAAGATATATTATGGATGGATTAACTATTAAAAATGGTCGCTTAATAAACGAAAGGCGTGTTGGTGAAACGGGTATTGCTGAGGCTGCTAGACTAAGAGCTGACATGAAAGGTTCAAAGGTGGTAAGAAACATAGCTGACGGTATAGAGTTGTCAGAAGAAAGAAAAGTAATGAGAGAATTATTTGGAACTCCACCTAATTCTATAAAGAACTTTAAGAACAAATAAACGATTACCCTTTGTTTGATGATGGATTAGGGAGCTATACGCTCCCTTTTCTTATTTAGAAAGGTGAGGGCATATCTACGGATGCTCCTTGAAGGTCTTTAATATTTCCTATAACATAGTATTGATTGTCGGACATGTATAAGTCAAATATGTATCCGTAGTCTTTGGATAGTCTTTCATATTCTTGTTTAGAAATCTTTATTATTCTTTTATATTGTGACATTATACTGCTAAGATAAATATAATTATCATAATCAAAATGTATAAATATTTAGTTATATCTATTCTCATATTATAAATATAGTTATCTAATGTTAACTATATGTTAAGAAAAGTGTCGATAATTGACATTATAGTGTCGATTTTAGTGTCGATTTTAGATAGCTAACTAACTGATAGTCAAGGTTAGTGTCGAAAATGTCGATTTCAAAGTCAAAATTTTGTGGAGAAATTATAATATAGTATATAAATAATATATATATATATAGAAAGGAAGAAACTTGACATTGCGGTATAAGAAAATATTAGTATATTTGTGGTAATTAAAATTTAATACATTATGAATACAGGAGGATACAATCCCAAAGAACTCAACTTTGGCAAAGAAGGCCGTGATAAGTTAATAAGCGGTATCAATAAAATTTCAAACGCAGTTAAGAGTACATTAGGACCGAGTGGAAATACGGTTCTTATAGAGTCTCCACAGCACACTCACAGTTTAACGGTTACTAAGGACGGTGTAACAGTAGCAAAGGCTATTGATTTACTAGACCCGGTGGAAAACCTTGCGGTTAGGATGATGAAAGAGGCAGCGGAAAGAACCGCAACAAGTGCAGGAGACGGAACTACTACGGCTATTGTTTTGACAGAAGCTATTGTCAAGGCAGCTATGGAAATGTTGTCAAAGCATCCTGATGCTAATAAGACTGAGGTTTTACGTGAGTTAGTTAAATCAACTACTAGTGTAGTGAATGAGTTAAAGAAAAGGAGTAAGCCTGTTACTAAGGGTAAGCTTAAAAGTGTTGCCACTATTTCAGCCAATAATGACGGTGAGATAGGAAAAATAATTGCTGAGGTATATAATAGGGTTGGGAAAAACGGTATTGTTACTGTTGAGAAGTCTTTAAGTAGCGAGACTTATTCTGAGACCACTGATGGGATAAAGGTAGATAGAGGCTATTCTAGTCCTATGTTTATTAACAATCATAAAAAAGATGAGGCTATCCTTGAGAATCCATACATCTTTGTTTCAGATGCTGAGATAACTAATGTATTAAATATTGAGAAGATTCTTAAACCTATCATCCAAGAAAACAAATCATTATTAATAATTGCACCATGCGGAGCTAATGTATTAAATACCCTTGCTGCTAATGTTATGAAAAACAAAATAAAGATTTGTGTTATACAGCCCCCTAATTTCGGATACAAGCAACATGAGCTAATGCAAGACATTGCATTATCTACAGGGGCAAACTATTTCTCTGAAAAGACGGGAGATGATTTAAGTATTATCGAGTTTAGCGATTTGGGCCAAGCTACCAAGGTGATAGTTGGGAAAGGCTCTACTATCATACTCTCGTCAGAGAAAATAAATGAGAAGGAGGTTAATAAGAGAGTAGACGAGCTATGGGGAGCACACAAATTATCTACTAATAAAATAGAACAAGAGTTTATTATGTCACGTATAGCCTCATTAACAGGAGGTATAGGTGTGATATATGTGGGTGGTAACACTGATTTAGAGCAAAAAGAGCTATATGACAGAGTAGATGATGCTGTTTGTGCAGTAAGGTCGGCTATGTTAGAAGGGATATTGCCCGGCTCAGGATTAGCATTATGGGAGATATCTAAGAATGGACTGCTTTCTGACAGCAAAACGCAGTCTAAAAAAATTGCTGACGCAATTTTAGCTAAAGCAATGAGAGCTCCATTAGAACAAATACTTGAGAATGCCGGTAAAGATGCTGATACAATCTATAATAAAAAGTTTAGTAAAGGCTATGGCTATGACGTAAAGAATGAGGAGTATGGTGATTTGCGTAAACTAGGGGTTATAGACCCAATGAAAGTTACTAAGAGTGCATTACAAAATGCAGTATCTGTAGCAGTAACAATACTTAGTACTAATGCTATTGTAACAATGGCACGTTCATACGACTCAGAATGAAAGCAATAGGAAAATATATTATAATAAATAAAATAGAAGAGCAGATAACTACTGAATCAGGACTTTTATTGTCTAGTGAAGATGTGAGTGACTTAAGATACCATAAAGGAGAGGTTGTTCAGCCCGGCACAGAAGTAGATGCTATTAAAAGTGGAGACATTATTTATTACGACAAAAGTAGAGGACACTCTATGATGATTAACAATAAAGAGTATTCTATTATTGTTGAGAAAGATGTCGTTGTTGTCGAATAAACTTATTCATTTCTTTTATCATATTTCTATATACTTTGTCAGTATATGAAACATTGTGTCTGAACATAGGGTTTCCTGTAACACTTGTAGGGATTTCTTCTCCTTCAAGCTTTTTATATATAGATTTAATAAGTCGGTCGGATTTATAGGACAACTGATATATTGTCTTGTTGTTACCCACTCTTTTTCTAAATACTTCTATCCATTTATCACGGAGTAAGTTGTCAAATCTATGTTTATCCCAACTCAACAGCTCATTATAATTATCAAAATCAGCTTTAGCAAAATACTTTTCAGAATATAAAAATAATAATACATCAAGGTCGGCTTGAGATAATTTGTACTTAGCTTTTACAAAATACCTTATTACTCTCCAATATTTGAGATAATCTTTCATTCTAATTAATTTTAGTAAATTTGCATAAAGATAGTTAATTATAAAATAAAACCTATGCCTAACGAAAAGAAAGATAAAAAGAAAGATAAAAAAACAAATAAGTTGTTAAGCGAGTATATTAAGAAACTTAATAAGTCCAAAAAAAATACTCGAAGAAGTAGAAAGATTAAGGGCTTGCAAACTCTCCAAACTTTTGGGTCTAGTAGTTTAAATAAAACTTGATATAATTTTATTATCTTTGTAAAAACTAATAATTATGCCGACAGTAAAATATAAATGTGGAGACACAGGTAAATCAAAAACTAAAGTTTTTCCATACAATGCTATGGGTAAAGCTCAAGCACACGAGTTTGCTAATACGATGCAGGGAACAATAAAATATAATCCCGGTTATAGCATGGAGAAAACAATGAAAAGTACAAGGTACTAGTAATAATTTTAAAAAAAAGTATATAATGAAAAAACAAGGTTATAATGCAAGACTAGATGAGTCATTAGGAGCAAGACATAAAGGAAAGCACAAGCAATCTTTTAAAGATAGACGTGATGAATCTAAGGCTATGTCTAAAAAAATCTTTGGACATGCGTATGGTGCAGACCATAACATGAAATATGAAGAGCATTTAGGAAGCAATTCTAAACACTTTAAGAAATAAGGATGGCTACTAAAGGAAGAACGAAAGGAAAATTTCCTACTATTAAAAAAGCTAATCAGGGTAAGTTTACTGATTGGGCAAAGAACAACGGCTTTTCGAATGCTTGCAGTGCTGCTAATGCAGTAATGAAAAACACAAAAAAGTATTCTGAGAGTGTTGTAAAAATGGCCAATTATGCTAAAAACTTTGGTTGTAGTACTAAATAATATAATACATATATAATGAAATTAACAAACTACTTTGCGAGTAATGCAAGACAATGGGATAAAATTGCTATAGAATTAAGATTAGGTGGATTAACTCTGATAGAAATTAAAAGCGATTTCTCTAAGGGCTGTGCAAAATTTGTAATATTTAATTTAGGATTTAATAAAAATTGTAATTGCTAATGAGGTCAAAAGGATTAGGAGACAGTATAGAAAAAATAACTAAGGCAACCGGTATAAAGCAGGTCGTAGGAGCAGTAGCTCAGGCTACAGGAAAAGATTGTGGCTGTAATAAGAGGCGTGATACTTTAAATCGAATATTCCCTTATCAAAAATAATTTATTATGGGAGCATATGAAAAACCTTATGGCTCAGGAACGAGAATTTTACCTATTATCCCTACTTGGAATTTCCAAAACACTCGGCAGTACTATGAGGTAGCCGTAACATTTGGAGCGGATGCCACCAAGCTAGACGACTTTCCTCCTGATACCGCCTATTACGGATACGTTCCTTTTCCCGGACACCAACTAAACCAAGGAATGTGGGATAGAACGGGAGGAGGTTATCCTATGTTTGGAATTAACAAGCCCGTGGGCACCGGTTCACCTTTTGGAACACCGGCGAATTATAATGCCGCACTCTTTACTGCAGTGCCGGGAACTTTGGATATTATGTGGAAGGTAAACCTAGACCCGGGAGGTACTCCGGCGGACACAGCAGGAGCAAAACAACTAGCAGCAGAGCTAGTAGTGGGAGATATAATTCAAGTATACCCCGGGCCTTTTTGGGATTTAACGGCAACAATAGGGACATCAACGGCAAAGAGAGTTTCAGGAACAGTAGCAGGAACTAGTTCTATTCCCGCAGCTCAATGTCCGGGATGTCCGCCCCTAGGAGAGACAGAAGTAATTGTGTATATTACTAACCTAGATATACCGAATGCGGGGTATGACTTTACAGGCGTTAATGAGATTCAATTATTTCGACAGCACGACCCTGTCCCTTTTGCCTTAGAAATGTCACCTGATATAAGAAGAGGATATATTGCTTTTGTAACTGAAGGGGGGGATATTATTCAAAGCGAGACGTACGGATTAACTCCGGATTTTTGGGCTTTTAACACACGAAGGCTTCCTCAGATGACACACATAATAAATATAGGCACTACAGGTGGTGATGTAGGAACATGCACACAGCTTTATGCTATATGGTAAAAAAAACAAATAAAAAGATATGAGTACATATATTAAAAAAATAGGAGCAGGAACAAGGATTCAAGAAATAATTCCTTATAACCATGGGTTTATTCCTTATCCGGGAGATAATAAGTTTACTAGAGAAATGTCCGAAGGACAACCGTTTCAGAAGATATATCGTATATGTGATGCCGGCACAGGCCTTGGAACGATTATTGATGCTACCGCAGAATTTATAAAATGGGGAATAGAGCCCGGAGATTTAGTGTATTATTATGGAACTCCCGGTCTTTTTACCGACAGAGGATGTACTTATGTCACCAAAGTTAATAGTGACACTGAGATTAACACTTCAGGGGTAGCGGGTTTAGAAACTGCGACATTGGCTTCAGGAGGACAGTATACTATATTTAAAGTTCCTTCTCAACCTAAACCGTGTAGACTCAACATAGCTCAAAATCCTCCCCCTGCTCCTGCGGCAACTATTACCTTTATGACTGCAGGAAAAGATGTTGTTGTTGTTCAGCCGGGATTTTCGGAGACGGGAACTCTTATGCCTCAGATTATAATGGTCATGAGCGACGGTACAGGTGGGGGGAAAGACTATAATATGAGTTTCGGGATATGGTAAGATGGAAAACCTCTACCTCATGGAACACACCTATAATAATAAAATACTATATTAGCAATGGCAAAGAAAGTAATAACATTTACACCTACCTCTCCCACTAAACACAAGAGGCATGCCAAAAGCAAAACTTCTTATAAGAAGGGAACAGATAATTATATAAAAAAATATAGAGGACAAGGACGATGAGAGCACTTTGTTTATTATTATTATTTCCATTATTAGCATGTGGACAATTTTTTAAGTATTCTACATTCTATACTTCTTTTTCTTTAGAAACATCAATGGCAGAAAGAGATAATTATATTGCTATTGCCAAAGGATATGAAGATGTTACAGTAATAAATCCTTATGACTACAATCTTACCATAGGGATTCGTAAAATTGCAAGATTTGATTATGAGTATAAAGTTAAGACGTGGTATTATGGAACTGAAAGAACTGTTTCAGACAATGTTACTATTGGTAACGCTAATGGTTGGGAGTATTTGTTTAATTATTCTTTTATTCGTCATAGGGGCGAAAAGTTTAATAACGCTGATTTTTGGCTACGCCATCTTGGTAACAAAACAGTTAACAAGCTACAATATAAAGACAACGAAAGAGTAGGTTTAGAATATCGCTCTGTTGATACAAGATATAGAATAAATAAAGGAGCTTGGGATTTTACTATAGGATTAGTAGGCAGAAATCATCCTGTCTACGGCATTACACCAATTGAAGACTTATGGATTCCGGGAGAGCAAACTTTTGCTCAGCTTGCTGCTGAGTTTGGATACTCTACAGCTTTTGTTAATGGCAATTGGCATTGGTATAATGACGAAGAATTAATTGCTACCTCTAATGATGAGTTTTATAAGCATTATTTTGGAGATGCTGTAGCAAGTTATAATGAACGAGAATTAGAAAAATTAGGCACACAAAATGAAATTAGTGCTGTTTTAGGTGTTTCATACTATAAATGGACTCCTAAACTATGGATTCACATATGGTATAATTTACTACCTTTGCATTATGGGGCAGATGATTATTCGTTTAAATACGGAGTAGAGTCATCAGATTGGGCAGAATGGGATGCAGGTGTAGTACTAGGCTCTCGAATAACTAAACACTTAGGGTTATTTGTAGAAGGAACGCATCAAAGATATTGGATGATACCTGTATATGAAGTAAAGTTTGGGTTTAACTATTTATTGTTTTAACTATGAAAAAATATCTTCTTTTAATATTCACTTTACTAAGTGGATTTGTTTATTCTCAAGGATATAATGACAATTGTTCAGCGTGTGCCGAAGCGGGCGGATTTTATTGTGGAGATGATGAGTCTAATTGGACTCAATATGCTCCCGAGGGTTGCGTGCAAGCAGAGTGGATTAATGATGGTTGGGAAGATTGTGTGGATGCGGGAGACGAAAACACGGAAGGACCTACTCTTATAGAAGATTGTGTGGTTGATAATATTCCTTGTGACACTCTTTACGTAGATGTAATAGAGTATATAAATATTATAGATACCATACAAGTTCCTTTCTTTGTTTATGAGACTGAGTTTATATTTGACACTATTATTGAAACACAATATATTACGCAAATAGTTATTGACACATTAGAAATAGAAACCTTTGTTCCGGAATATGTATATGTAACAGACACGATTACTGTTTATGAAGACATATTAGACACATTAGTGATTGAGGTGCCTGTTATAGAATATGTAGATACCCTTATTTATGATACTCTTATCGAGACCGAGTATATAGAAATATTTGTAATAGATACAGTTGTAGAATATATAGAAGTAATAAATACTGAATATCTTGATTGCACTACAGGACTTCCGTGCAACAGTTCTATTGCCCAAATAATTAAAGAATCTAAGGGCTCTAATACCATGTATAATATATATGGACAACATATACGTAAACCTGAAGGATTATACATACAAAATGGAGAAGTAAAATGGCTCAAATAGGAGAGAACACTAAAATAAGTACTGACCTAAAATTCATTATTAGCTTTGTAGTGATGATAGTAGGTTTGGTGGGCACCTATTATAATCTTGTAGGGCAAGTAAATGCTATCGAAGTGAAAGTAGAAAAGTTTGATGGATACCCTAGTGCCAATGAAATAAACATGAAAAATGAATTGATAAGACAAACAGTTTTGTCAAATAAAGAAACTTTAGATGCAATTGAAAAAAAGATAGATGTGATGGATGAAAGATTGTATCAAGTAATTCAAAAATAATGAGATTAGTCTTCTTTATATTATTCTTATTCCCTTTTATTATTTTCTCCCAAGAAGTTATTACTGAAGATAATTTTGAAACTAAAATTAATAAAGATATTGTAGTAGTAGAATTTTATGCCGAATGGAACAAGGACAACTGTGTAGACTTAAAGGTTTTTAAAGATGTAGACTCTTATATGGTTAATATAGAAGACTGTCCTAATTTGGCAAAAGAATACAAAATACTCTCTGTACCCACCTTAATAGTTTTTAATAATAAAAAAGTAGTTGAAAAGTATTGTGCAGACTTAACCTTTCAACTATCCACAAAAAAAGCTCAAAAGAAAGTCGAAGAATTAGTATTAAAGAAATTTATGTAACTATGAGAATTTCCAAAAATTTTACCTTGGCAGAGTTAACTCGTTCAAACGTAGCAACTCGCCTAGGTCTTAATAACACGCCCACCACAGATGGAATACACAAATTGACCATGATGGTTAATGCATTGATTCAGCCCATTAGAGATAAGCTTGGACCTATTAGAGTTACCTCAGCCTATCGTTCGGCTGAAGTTAATACGGCTATTGGGGGAAGTCCATCCTCGCAGCATTGTCGTTATGAAGCTATTGATTGCCAATATGTAGGTCCAAATGGAATGGATAATATTAAAATATTTGAAACACTAAAGTCTTTAGAATTAGATTTTGACCAATGTATATTAGAATTTGGAGACAGCACGGAGTCTCACGACCCTAATTATCCTGCATGGATTCATTTAAGTTATAAAATTTGTGACAATCGGAAAGAGGTCCTCGTGGCCTATAAGGACAAAAAGAAAAAAACAAAATATAGAAAACTTAAAACATATAAATCGTTATGATAAAAAAAATAATTAAAAACCTAATGGGTAATGCCTCAGAGATATTAGATGAAGTAATAACTACTGATGAAGAAAGAGCTGCGGCTAAACAAAAACTAGAAGAACTTTTAAAAACTCACGAGAAACAAATGTTTCAGCTTGAAGTAGAAGATAGAAAGAGTGCAAGAGAAATGTATACAGATGATGCTTCTGTTCAAAAAATATTAGCTACCGTTTTTACAATAGCTTATTTTGCATTAAGTTTTATTATGTTTAGATACTTTGTTACGGGCGACATGAATCTAGGAGAATTTGAAATTAGTTTTATATCTACTATTTTTGGAGCTATGAGTGCTAAAGTAAACACAGTAGTAGATTTTTTCTTTGGAGGTTCGCATCAAAAAAAAGCTTAAGATGTCAGTGAGTAAAAAAAATATGAAGTGTAACTCGGTAAGGCCAAGCACTCGTGCGGGCAAAAAGAAAATGGTAAAAGCCTGTGAGAATGGAAAAGAAAAGTTAATTCATTTCGGAGCTAAAGGTTATGGGCATAATTATTCTGTTGCAGCTCGTAAAAGTTTTAGAGCAAGACATAAGTGTGGGACTGCTAAATCTAAATTAACCGCTAGATATTGGGCTTGCAAAAAACTATGGGCAGGTAAAGGTGGGTCAACAAAGGCTTCTCCTAAAAGTCGTAAAGGAAAATATTAGTATATTTGCAGTATAATATTAAAATTAAATTAAAATGAGTAAAAATAAATTAAACAAAGAAGAATTAAGTTCTTTAAGAAATGCTTTAAGTGAATTTAATCAGGCAAAAGTAAGACTTGCTGATACCGTAATGCATCAACACGCATTGATGAGTGCGGTTCAACAAATGAGAAATTCCTTTCAAAGTGAAGAGAAAAAATTATTAGATAAATACGGGAATGACTCTCGTATTAATCTTGAAACCGGAGAAGTAACTGCAAAAGAAAAAGTAAATGGCTAAAATAAGTTCTTATGTACAAATAACAACTCCCGCTCTTGGTGACATGTTGGTGGGGACTGATGTTAATGATAGTAATATAACTAAAAACTTTACTCTTCAAAAAACATTAGGACTTATAGGAGGAGGAACGGCGGGTGCGGTAATAGTTTTACCGGCTTATGCTGATGAGGCGGCAGCTTTAGCTGCAGGATTAGCCACAGGTCAATTGTACCAAACCTCAGGAGCAGGAGCAGCTCCTTTAAATGCAGCAGGAATTGTAATGGTTAAGCAATAGTGTATGGGAAAAATAAGTACATATGGTATAAAGTCACCGCCTGCACCTAGTGATATGTTGGTGGGAACCGACAAGCTTTCAAGTCCTCCTAATCAAACTAAAAATTTTACAGTTCAGGAGCTCTCTAATGTTATAACTGATGATTTACAGTATATAAATACCGTTATTCCTTTTGCTGATGCTCAAAAATTATTTAGTGCTCCTTACGAGGTAATACCCGCACCCGGAGCAGGTAAAGGGATAGTTATTATGGATTTTTTTGTAGGTAGGTTAAGTTATGGAGGAACTGCTTATGATTATCCTGCAATACCTCTAACAATAGTAGAGTATATTGATGGAGGGGGAGTAAGTGTTTTTACATATGCTTCGGAAACTACAACGTCATTGTGGAATAGTTCGATAGCTGAGGGAGCATACTTGAACAATAGTGCTTCATATTTAGTTCTTCCTACATTAGACAACTGTAAGGTGCAATTAAAAGTAGAAAGTTCAGGAGGAGTTTCAGCAGATGCCACTCAGGGGAATAGTGACGTTACTGTTATTGCTACCTATAAGATTTACGGTTAATATGGTGAAAATAGAGAGTTTAAGGAAACAGCAGCCGATAAACTTGGTTGATGAAATGGTGGGAACGGATAGTATTAATCCTATAAAACCTGTTAAAAATTTCACTGTTCAAGAATTGGCAAATATTGTAAATGGAGGGTGGCAGTTTTCTACTACTACTTTTACGATGGGAAATGCAACCAATAATTATGTGTTACCGGGCCCTTTGTCTACTCCGGCGGAACTATTGACTGCACCACTATTAGTTCCTGCACCTCCGGCAGGAAAATTTATAGTAATAAATGGGGACTACGCCTTATGGCAAGTGGAGCATGAGGCAGGGAATCCATTGGTTCAAACATCAGGTGCACAAAATTGTTTTGTAGGCACATATGTGACGCAGGCAGGAACAGCTTCGGCATTAGGAGTATTGAGTACAGGCGGAGGGGGTGCGACTGCATCTACTGTTTTATTGGGATTAGTTAATCAAAATAATTTAACAAGAAGGCTGCAATACACGGCAACTTATGGAAGTGAATACTTAGTAACCGTAGGAGATAGCGGGTCGTCACTTAGGTTAACAGGGTTTGGAAACATAGGGTTTAGTGGCAAGGCTACTATTACGTTTACTACAAAATATAAATTAATAGATATAAATTAAATATGGACATAAGAAAAATTTCTATAGGACCGGATTATAAATCGGGAGCTATGCATTATATTGTAGGACAAGATGTCCTCAATAACACGCACGTTATTCATCTTATTAAAAATGAAAATGGTGCAATAAAGATATGGATTCAAAGAGAAGATGAGGTGGTATTGTGGAAGGAGTTTACGGACACTATGCCGATATCAATTGAATATAATATCTTTTTTGAATGAGGTCGCTTACAGATTTTATAGTAACTCCTGTAAATAATAAAAGATATATTAACACTAAAAAGATAGGAGATGTTGAAATGGTGGTAAGTTCCTCTCAAGAAGACCATCGTTTTTCTAATAGAGAAGCTATTGTGGTAGAAACCCCATTGAATTACAAAGGCCCTATTGCAAAAGGAGATACTCTTTTAGTTCATCATAATGTGTTTAAATACTATAATGATATTAAAGGGAGACAAAAAAGTGGTAGAAGTTTTTTAAAAGATAATGTTTTTTTAATAGACAGCGAACAATTTTTTTTATATAAACATAAAGGCGAATGGAAAACATATGATAGATATTGTTTTGTAAAGCCTATAAAAACTAAAAAAGACATGTCGTTAGAAAAGTTTTGTGAATATGAACCTCTGATGGGAATAATGGAATATCCTAATGACTATTTAAAAAGTCAAGGATTAAAGCGAGGAGACACTGTAAGCTTTAAGCCTTATTCCGAATATATATTTTATGTAAACGGAGAAAAGTTATATAGAGTTTATGACCATCAAATAACAATAAAATTAAATGGACTCAACAGAAATAAAACTAGAGATAATAAAAGCGGGAAGAAAAGCTGTAAAACAACTAATAAAAGTTGCTAAAGAAGAAATTATAAAGCCTGACCCTGATGATGAGTTGGCAGCCGACAGATTAAAGAATGCTGCAGCCACCAAGAAGCTTGCTATTTTTGATGCTTTTGAAATTTTAAACCGCATTGATTCAGAGCAAGAAAGTCTTGATACGTTAGCTAAAGGAGTAGATAGAACTCAAAATACACAAGGATTTGCAGAAAGACGCTCAAAATAAGTTATACAGGATAATAGATAATTATATTCCTAAATCTCCCTTAGGCAAAAAAAATAGGTCTAAGAGTTGGGAATATGGCTATAATGAAAAGTATGACTTTGTGAGCATTTCTAAAACAGGTCAGATAGGAGAAGTGGTTGAAATAGCAGGACTTAAGATAGGACTACCATTGAGCAAAAAAGACAGTCGCCGACGACCGGTAAAGAGGGCAGACCAATATTGGAAACGGAAGGATATCCCTAAACCTTTATCTAAAATTTCTTCTATATTTCAATGGAACAAAATGCCTTCCCCTTTTAAAAATCAATGGATTGATTATATTGAAGAGGAGTTTGATAAAAGAGAATACGGCACATGGTTTATGAATAATGGGATTAACACCTATATTACCGGTGCTCATTACATGTATTTGCAATGGACTAGTATAGATGTGGGATATCCTGATTATCGGGAGGCTAATAGAATCTTTTTTTTATTTTGGGAAGCTTGCAGAGCAGATAATAGATGCTTTGGAATAACATATTTAAAAATTAGACGTTCAGGGTTTTCTTATATGGGTTCATCAGAATGTGTTAATACAGGAACTTTAGCTAAAGACTCTAGAGTAGGTATACTATCTAAAACAGGGTCAGATGCTAAAAAAATGTTTACTGACAAGGTTGTTCCTATTTCAAGTAGATTGCCTTTCTTTTTTAAACCTATACAAGATGGAATGGATAAACCTAAAACTGAATTAGCGTTTAGAGTTCCCGCTTCTAAGATTACTAAAAAAAATATGTATGACATAGAAGAGGAGGAAGTGATGGGTCTTGATACAACTATTGATTGGAAGAATACCGATGACAACTCTTATGATGGCGAAAAGTTATTATTGTTAGTGCATGATGAAAGTGGTAAATGGATAAAGCCTAACAATATTCTGAATAATTGGAGGGTTACTAAAACGTGTTTAAGATTAGGGAGTAAGATAATAGGAAAGTGTATGATGGGGTCTACCTCTAATGCCTTAAATAAAGGGGGAGGTAATTTTAAAAAATTATATGAAGACTCTAATGTTTTAAAACGAAATGCTAACGGACAAACTAAAAGCGGACTATACTCTTTGTTTATTCCTATGGAATGGAACATGGAGGGATTTATTGATAGATATGGATATCCTGTTTTTAATAAACCTGAAAAACCTATTGTAGGTGTTGATGGAGATAATATAAAAAATGGTGCTGTAGACTATTGGGAGGCTGAAGTAGCTTCTTTAAAAAACGATGCAGATGCATTAAATGAATTTTATCGCCAATTTCCACGAACGGAATCTCATGCCTTTAGAGATGAGAGCAAGTCTTCTTTGTTTAATCTGACTAAAATATATCAACAAATAGATTATAATGATTCTTTAATTATAGAGCATCATGTAACACGAGGCTCATTTAGTTGGAAAGATGGAATTAAGGATAGCAAGGTGATATGGACACCTAATCCTAGGGGAAGATTTCTGATTTCATGGACACCCCAAAAGGGGGCATCAAACGCAGTGGTAGAAAAAAGAGGAGTAAAGCATCCGGCAAATGAGCATTTGGGAGCTTTTGGTTGTGACTCTTATGATATATCGGGAACAGTAGGAGGTGGAGGCTCAAATGGTGCACTACATGGAGTTACTAAATTTAATATGGCAGATGCACCAAGTAATCAATTTTTCTTAGAATATATAGCAAGACCACAAACAGCAGAAATATTTTTTGAAGAAGTTTTAATGGCTTGTGTGTATTATGGGATGCCTATTTTAATTGAGAACAATAAACCTCGACTTTTATATCATTTTAAAAATAGAGGATATCGAGGGTTTTGTATGAATAGACCTGACCGTCATTACACTAAACTTTCTAAGACAGAAAAAGAATTAGGAGGTATCCCAAATTCATCCGAAGATATTAAGCAAGCTCATGCAGCGGCTGTAGAATCATATATAGAGAAATATGTAGGAATAGATTTAGAGGAAACATATAGAAGTGGAGATTTAATGGGAACAATGTTGTTTCAAAAAACTCTTGAAGATTGGGCACGTTTTGATGTTAATAATAGAACTAAGCATGATGCCACTATAAGCTCGGGACTTGCTATAATGGCCACTCAAAGACATCTCTATTTACCTGAACAGAAACAATCAAAAATAAGTATTAACTTTGCAAGGTATAGCAATAAAGGAATAATAAGCGAAATATTATAATGAAAGATATTAAAATAAATATAGCTGACGCCGGTTTTCCGAGTCAGTTTGTCTCAGACGCAGAAAAAGCAACATATCAATTTGGTCTTCAAGTAGGTCAAGCTATACAATACGAATGGTTCAGAAAAGATAGTACAAGCTGTAGGTTTTATAATCAATGGGGTGAATATAATAGATTAAGATTATATGCACGAGGAGAGCAGTCGATAGCTAAATATAAAAATGAATTAGCGATTGATGGTGATTTGTCTTATTTAAATCTTGATTGGACTCCCGTTCCTATACTTCCTAAGTTTGTAGATATTGTAGTTAATGGAATGTCTGATAGACTTTTTAAAGTAAGTGCTTATGCACAAGATGCTGTTTCTCAAAGCAAGAGAAGTAAGTTTCAGCAAATGATAGAGGGACAGATGGTGGCTAAACCTGTTCTTGATATTATCCAAGAACGTGGAAACTTTAATCCTTATTCTGCTGACCCCGATGAATTGCCAAGCAATGATGAAGAATTAGCTTTGTATATGCAACTTAATTATAAGCCTGCTATCGAAATTGCACAAGAAGAAGCGATAGACACTCTTTTTGATAATAACAAATATATTGATATCCGAAAAAGATTAGATTATGATTTAACTGTTTTAGGATTAGCTGTTGCTAAGCATGAGTTTTTGCCCGGAGCAGGAGTAGAAGTAAAATATGTAGACCCTGCTAATGTGGTATATAGCTATACAGAAGACCCTCACTTTAAAGATTGTTTTTATTGGGGAGAAATTAAAACTCTTCCTATTATAGAGTTAAAAAAAATAGACCCTTCTTTAACTAGAGAGGATTTAGAAGAGATTTCTAAATATAGTCAATCATGGTATGATTATTTTAATACCGCTCAGTATTATGAAAATGATATATTTTATAGAGACACATGTACGTTAATGTATTTTAATTATAAGTCTACTAAAAAAATAGTTTATAAGAAAAAAACTAATGACGCCGGTAACACTAAGATGATTGAAAAAGATGATTCTTTTAATCCGCCCAATGAGATGATGGAAGAAGGGAATTTTGAGAAAGTAGAAAAAACAATAGATGTGTGGTACGATGGGGTTATGGTTATGGGTACAAATATTATTTTAAAATGGGAGTTGGCCGAAAACATGGTAAGACCAAAATCCGCAAATCAATATGCTATTCCTAATTATGTTGCTGTTGCTCCTAGAATGTATAAGGGTGTTATTGAGTCTTTAGTAAGAAGAATGATTCCTTTTGCCGACCTTATTCAATTAACTCATTTAAAACTACAACAAGTTATATCTAGAGTTGTTCCTGATGGAGTATTTATTGATGCCGACGGACTTAATGAAGTGGATTTAGGAACAGGTAATGCTTATAATCCTGAAGACGCCTTGCGACTCTATTTTCAAACAGGTAGTGTGGTGGGGCGAAGCTATACTCAAGATGGGGATTATAATCAAGGAAAAGTTCCTATTACTCAATTAACTGCAAACTCCGGAGCAAGTAAAACTCAAATGCTTATTTCTAATTATAATCATTATTTAAATATGATTAGAGGAGTAACCGGCTTAAATGAAGCTCGTGATGGTTCTACTCCTGACCCTAACGCATTGGTGGGAGTTCAAAAATTAGCTGCCCTTAATTCTAATACTGCTACTCGTCATATTTTAGACGGAAGTTTATATATCTATAGAACATTGGCTGAAGCATTGTCTTACAGAATTGCAGATATTCTTCAGTTTGCTGACTTTAAAGAAAACTTTACTAATCAAATTGGTAAATATAACATTGCTATTCTTGACGAAACTAAAGATTTGTATTTGTATGACTTCGGTATTTTTATTGAAGTTGCTCCTGATGAAGAAGAAAAAGCTCAGCTAGAGGCCAATATCCAAATGGCCTTATCTAAACAAGACATCAATTTAGAAGATGCTATTGATATTAGGGAGATAAGAAACTTAAAGCTTGCTAATCAGTTGTTGAAAATGAAACGAATTAAGAAAGAGGAAAAAGACCAACAGTATGAGTTAAAGAAACAGGAACAACAAGCATTGCTTAATCAACAGTCTCAACAGATGGCAGCACAGACAGCGATGCAAAAAATGCAAATGGAAAGTGAATCTAAGATGAGAATAGAGCAGGCTAAAATTGCCTTTGGTATTCAAAAAATGGAAAGTGAAGCTAAGTTAAAGTCTCAGTTAATGGAACAAGAATTTATGTATAATATGAAGCTTAGAGATATATCCGAAAGTGCTTTGCAGAGTCGAGAAACCCAAAGGGAAAAAGCTAAGGCAGATAGAATTAGTCAACAAAATACACAACAGAGTAAGTTGATAAATCAAAGAAAAAATAATCTACCTCCTGAAACTTTTGAATCACATGAAGATAGTTTAGATGGATTTGACTTTGCGGAATTTGACCCTCGATAGTTCGTCTAAAATATATAAAAAAAATGTTTAACTTTGTATAAAAATTTAATTTAATGGAAATAAAAGTAAGAGAAGTTAGTGGTTCTCATGAAAAATCACAACAAGAGGTTGAAAACGAATTGCTACAAAAGCATGAAGAAAAGTTGGAAGCAACACAACCCGAAGAAACAATTGTTGAAAAAGTAGAGGTATCTGCTCCAAAACAAGTCGAACAAGAAACTGTTATTGAAGAAAAGGTTGAAGAGCCTGTGGAGCGAGAACTAACAGAAGAAGACGTTCTTTCACATATTAACAAAAGATACAATAAGGAGATATCTTCTGTAGATGATTTGTTTGCTGAAAAAGAAACAGCTCCCGAATTACCTGAAGATGTGTCTGCTTATTTAAAGTATAGACAAGAAACAGGTAGAGGCTTTGATGATTATGTTAAATTAAACAAAGATTATAATAGCCTTAATCCTGAAGTTTTGCTAAAAGAATATCTTGCTAGCACTGAAGAAGGTTTAGATGACGAAGACATCAATGATTTACTTGAAGAGTATAAATATGATGAAGAGTTTGACGAGCCTGCACAGGTTAAGAAGACAAAGTTAGCAAGAAAAAAGAAAATTGCTGAAGCTAAAAAGTATTTTAAAAAACAAAAGGAATACTATAAGGAGCCTCTTGAGTCAAGTTCGGCTTCTATTCCTGAAAGTGAATTAGAAAAAATTAAAGCTTATGAGCAATCTATGCAAGATGCTAAACGCACACAAGACGAGAATGAAAAAAAGCGTCATTGGTTTTCTAAGAAAACAGATGAAGTCTTTGGGAGTACGTTCAAAGGTTTTGAATTTACATTAGACGACAAACAGGTAACTTATTCTCCGGGTGAAGCTGCTGAACTTAAAAAAGCTCAGTCTAGTCCTTTTAATTTTATAAATAAATATATGGGCGAAGACGGTTTAGTTAAAGATGCAGCCGGATACCACAAGGCTTTAGCTGTTGCGATGAACCCTGATAAATTTGCCAAGTTCTTTTATGAACAAGGCAAGTCGCATGCTACAGAAGATGTAATGCGTAAGACTAAAAATATAAATATGTCTGAACGTAGAGCACCTGAAGTTGCAACTAAAGGGGGGATGAAGATTCGTTCTTTGGGTCAAAGTGACTCAGGGAGAGGATTGAAAATAAAAAGTTTAAAAAGAAAGTAAATAACATTAAAAATTAGAAAATTATGGCAGGTTCAGTTTTAGCAACGCCGGGATGGGCATTACAACCCTCAGCGGAACAAGTTGCTTTAGAAAGTAATTATCTTGCAAGTGCTGATTTTACGTGGATGCAACAATATTTGCCCGACACGTATGAAAAAGAATTTGAAAGATATGGTAACCGAACAATCTCTTCATTTTTGAGATTAGTAGGTGCAGAAATGCCTTCAAACTCAGACCTTATAAAATGGGCTGAGCAAGGAAGGTTACACACTAAATATACACAATGTGGTGCTTTGGTTAATCCGGCAGGACAAGATATTCAAACAT